ATGGGTCACCAATGTCAAAAGGACAATTTCAATTTGATATGTGGGGATTAAAAGATATTGATTTATCAGGAATGTGGGATTGGAATCAGTTAAAGGAAGATGTTAAAAATTATGGAGTTTGTAACTCATTATTTACGGCTCAAATGCCTGTAGCATCATCAGCAAAGATTACAGGTTCATATGAAATGACAGAACCGGCACATTCGGCAATCTTTAATAGAAGAGTTGTTGGTGGTGAGATTATGATTGTTAACAAATACTTAATTAATGACTTTGAAAAGCTGGGTATTTGGTGTGAAGACCTAAAAAATGAAATCATTTTAAATGAGGGTTCAATACAAGGAATTAATTTTAATAATTATTTAGATACTGAAGACAAGAACTATCATAAAAAAGTTAAGCGTATTGAAAATTTAATACCAAAATACAAAACAATTTGGGAAATTTCACAAAGAGAACTGATTGATATGGCGGCAGATAGAGCACCGTTTATCGACCAATCACAATCAATGAACATCTATATGAGTAACCCTACTCTATCAAAAATAACATCATCACATTTTCATTCTTGGGAGAAAGGATTAAAAACTTTATGTTATTACGTTAGAACAAAGGCAATCTCAACGGGAGCAAAACATTTGGCGGTTGATATATCAAAAATAGAAAAACCAAAAACAACTCCTGAAGTGCCAAAGGTAGATTTTAAATTACCTGAAAAACCTAAAAATAGTGAGTTTGAGTGTTTTGGATGTTCTTCTTAATATTAATCCCGATTTACTTCGGGATTTTTTATTTTAATCTATTTATAGAAAATAAAGAAAACATATATTTATAAGTATGCCTGAAAATCCAACATACGGAATAAATTTCCCATTTAGAGATTCTTTCGATGGGACATATCTTGATTTGGCGGTCAATACAGATGAAGAAATTAGAAGTAATTTGATTCATTTGTTATTAACTAGAAAAGGAACTAGATACTTTTTACCCGATTTTGGAACCCGATTATATGAGTTCATATTTGAACCAATGGACGGACCAACCTATTCTGAAATTGAAGGTGAAATAAGAGAGGCGATTGCTCAATATATACCCGGAATAACAGTAACTAAAATAGAAATTAAATCTGCGTCAGATGGTGAGGAAGGAAAAGGAACATATATAAACTCAGACGGTAAAAGAGAGTTTGTAGTTCCGGGAATAAGTGAGAGAGAACACACAGCAAAAATAAAAATTGATTACATATTAAATGACACCGCATTCAATGCGAGTGATTTTGTAATTATTAATATTTAAAAGATATGGCAAATAAAAAAATATCTTATACAACAAGAGACTTTCAATCTATAAGAACTGAGTTAATTAATTTTACAAAAACGTATTATCCTGAATTAATTGAAAACTTTAACGATGCTTCTGTTTTTTCTGTTTTATTAGACTTAAACGCTGCGGTTACAGATAATTTACAATTTAATATTGACAGAAGTATACAAGAAACTGTATTACAATACGCTCAACAAAAATCATCAATATATAATATAGCAAGGACTTATGGTTTAAAAATACCTGGACAAAGACCCTCAGTCGCTCTGGTTGATTTTTCAATTACAGTTCCTGCTCTTGAAGACAAAGAAGATTTAAGATATTGTGGAATATTAAGAGCGGGTGCGCAAGTTAATGGTGCCGGTCAAATTTTTGAGACGGTTTATGATATTGATTTCGCTTCAGATATTAATGTCGATGGGGTTACCAATAGAGTAAAAATACCTAACTTTAACGCGAATAACGACTTAATTAACTATACAATTGTTAAAAGAGAAACTGTTGTTAACGGAGTCACAAAAGTGTTTAAAAGAGTTATTACTCCAAATGATATTAAACCTTTTTTTGAATTATTTTTACCTGAAAGAAATGTTTTAGGTATTACAAGTGTTCTACTTAAAGACGGTACACAATACGCCAATATACCAACAGTACAAGAATTTTTAGGTTCGCAAAATAGATGGTATGAAGTTAAAGCTTTGGCGGAAGATAGGGTTTTTGTTGAAGACCCAACAAAAGTATCTGATAGTCCTGCAATTAAAGTTGGAAAATATTTAACCGTACAAAATAAATTTATCAGTGAATTCACACCTGAAGGGTTTTGTAAACTAACATTTGGAGGCGGTTCTCAATCTGCGGACGAACAATTAAGAGAATTTGCAAGAAACGGATATAAATTGGATTTATATAAATATTCGAATAATTTCGCGTTAGGTAGTACACTTAAATCTAATAGTACTTTATTTGTTCAGTATAGAATTGGCGGAGGTAGTGGAAGTAATTTAGGGGTTAATGTAATTACCCAAATAGGTACGGTCTCTTTCTTTGTAAACGGACCATCAGAAACTAGAAATACAAATGTTATCAATTCACTTAGTTGTACAAATGTTACCGCGGCAATAGGTGGAGCGGGAAATCCGACAATAGAAGAAGTTAGAAACTTAGTAGCATTTAATTTTGCGGCTCAAAATAGAGCAGTAACTATTAATGATTATGAATCTGTTATAAGAACAATGCCGTCTAAATTCGGTGCACCTGCCAAAGTATCAATTGTTGAAGAAAATAATAAAATAAAAGTTAAATTATTGGCTTACGATGATACAGGTAAATTAACCGAAATAGTATCAAATACATTAAAAAATAATGTTGCTAATTACTTATCAAATTACAGAATGATAAACGATTACATCTCGATTGAGAGCGCTAATGTAATCGATTTAGGGGTTAATATAAATGTCGTTTTAGACGGGTCTCAAAATCAAGGAGCGGTAATATCTCAAATAGTTAATGTGGTTTCAGGATATTTTGAATCAGGAAATAGAGAAATGGGTCAAAATGTTAATGTATCCGAAATAAGGAGATTAATTCAAAGTCAAAACGGAGTTATCACATTATCAAGTATTAAGTTCTTTAACAAAATAGGCGGACAATATTCATCATCACAAACATCTCAAAGATACGCGGACTCCGCAACCAAAGAAATAGAATTAGTTGACGATACAATTTTCGCAGAGCCGAATCAAATGTATCAAATAAGATTCCCAAATAAAGACGTTATTATTAGTCTTAAAAATTTAAGGACAACTAATTTCTCCTAATAAATTTATTTTAAAAAAACTTAACTTATCTTTTTGAAAATAGAGCATAAACTATTTATCTAAAAAGATTTTTTATATAATGTCGAATTCATTTAGGATTAAAACACAGGTTGGAGTTGATAAATCAATCAGAGTTTTATTAGACCAAGATTTTGAATATTTAGAGATTTTATCTTTAAAAATATTACAAAGTCAAATATACAACAGACAATGTTCTGATTACGGGGTAGTTGTCGGTAGAGTTACCGCAAATAATGGATACGGTATACCAAACGCAAAAATATCTATTTTCATACCATTAGATTCTGAAGACCAAAATAATCCTATAATATCTGATTTATATCCTTATAAAACTTTAAGTGATTTTAACGAAGATGGGTATAGGTATAATTTATTACCCTACAAAAAATCCTATAGCGAACACGTACCAACAGGAACTTTTTTTACAAGAGAGGATGTTTTAATAGAACCCTCTCTAATTGAGGTTTTTGATAAATATTATAAATATACTGCGAGAACTAATGATAGTGGTGACTTTATGATTTTTGGAGTTCCGGTAGGACAACAAACAATACACGTTGATATTGATTTGTCAGATATTGGAGAATTTTCATTATCACCACAAGATTTGATAAGAATGGGTGTTGCCACTGAAGCACAAATTTCAGGGACAAAATTTAAATCGTCTAGTAATTTATCAGAATTACCTCAGATTGTTTCTTTAAATAGGGTAATTGAAGTTGAACCATTATGGGGACAACCTGAAATATGTAATTTAGGTATCACAAGAACCGATTTTGACCTTACAGATGAGGCAAATATAACATTAACTCCTACCGCAATTTTTATGGGTTCTATTTTCTCAGATGTTAATTCAATGGCATTAAAGTCAAATTGTAAACCTAGACTTAAACAAGGTGAGCTATGTAATTTAATCGCTGGTCCCGGAGAAATATTGGCAATAAGACAAACAATTTTTCAAGACACACTAGGAAGACCTTTTTTAGAATCATTTGACTTAGAATCGGGAGGACAAGTTATAGATGAAAACGGAACTTGGTTACTTGATATACCAATGAATTTAGATTTTGTTGTGACAAACGAATATGGTGAAAAAGTATTATCAAATGACCCAAAGATTGGAGTACCAACAAAGGCGAAGTATAGATTTAAAATAAAATGGAATCAATCTCCAACACTAAGTGAAGACACTAAGAGAGCATATTTTTTAGTTCCAAATATTAGGGAATTTGGATGGGACCAAAATGGGTTTACAATTATTAATCAACCTTTAGCAATAAAATCATATTCTTTTAGTATTAATTGGGATGATTACGCCGACCCACAATCGGCAATAAATTGTGAAGATACTTTTTATGAAATGTCGTATAATAAAGTTTATTCGGTATCCCAATTAATCGATAAACATAGACAGGGTACATTACCAAATAGATTTGTTAGTATAAAAAACATATTAGATGAAACTTGTGAAACAGAAAATAATAGATTTCCAACAAATGA